TCCAAACAGATTTATTACATTTAACAATAGAACTACAATTGGTGGTACAAATGAAGATATCGCAGTAACATTTCCTGTTGGACAATCTGTCACGGGTGCATCATCAACTACTGTTGGAACAATTGTAAAAAGAAATTTAGATTTAGGACAACTATTTATAAAGATTACAAGTGGGACAAAGTTTTCTGTTGGTGAACAATTGCAGTTTACTGATACAAATAATAATGTAATCTCTCTTGTAATAGCAAGTGAAGGTGAACAATACAATGCAGTACATCATTATAAAGATACCGATGGCAAACAAGTTGATATTGACCCTTACCCAGAACCTGATAGTGATGGAACTAGAACAGTAAATACATCTGGTTTAATACCTGTTACTTATCGTGATAGACTTGAAACCAGAAATGATGAACTAAAAACAATTATTGTCATTAGACCAGACAGTATAGACAAAGTAGTATCAGATTTTAATAAAGCATTGAAGTCATAATATGGCAAACCCAAAGAGTCAACAATTTAAGTTAACTAAGGCGCATATCTCTGCGGATAGATTTGGTGGGTTTGATAATAAATTCTTTGATGTTAAAAATCAAGTAGCAGAAATAAACATTTATGAAAGTATTGAAGAACCGTCTTTAACTGGTACAATTGCAATTGTAGATGATAAGTCCTTGTATGAATTAATTAATTTTAATGGTACAGAACGTATTAAAATAGAAATGGCAGGACTAGGTAAAGATACTGACCCTGTGTTTGAAAAAACTTTTATCATGACAAATATAGTCAGACAACTAAAAGGTAATGATAAGTCTAGTATATACGTGTTTGACATTATCGATGAACATGGGTTTATCTCATCGGCAGAAAGACTTCGTGGGTCTTATCGTGGACGTATTGATGATATTGTTAAAGGAATTTGTCTGACACAATTAAATAAAAGTGTCGATATTTCATATCAACTTTTGTTTAGAGGTATAAGTGAAAAAATTGATGCAATTCAAGATGATATACGTGTAATTATACCCAATCTTTCACCTATAAATGCAATTAAATGGTTATTATCAAGAGCAACAACACAGACAGGTTCTCCTTTCTTTTTATGGGCAACGATACATGACGAAAATTTAAGAATGGGTAATCTAGATGTTATGTATCGTCAAGTGCCATTTAATGATAAATTACCTTATACTTATAATCCATCAAACGTAAATGTTGCAGAAGATAAAACAGAGTTCGAACAAGGATTTACTATTAAAGCATTAGGGTTAGGTGAAATGGGTGATACTCTTCATATGCTATTAAATGGAAGTGTCGGCGCATCACAAGGTATAACTAATTTAAATACTGGTCAAATAACACAACAACACTATGACGTGCAAAGAACAATTGATAATTTAGACCAACAAGATATAATTATAAGAAGAAATCAAAATGTTTTTGATAATAAATTAAAATTAAAAGATAGATTTATTGGTGACTATGAAGCACAAAATATTCATCAAGTAGTTTCTACAGGAACTTACGGTAAGTTTAAATCATATCATGATGAATTTGAAGAAGGAAAACATCTTAAAAAACTAGAGTCTAATTCAATTAGAGATTTACTAGTTAAAAACATGATGTCTGTTACAGTCCCTGGTACTGCATTTTTCCTTGGTAAAGCGGCAGTAGGTGATACAGTAAATTTAAGTGTTGTCAATGATAATTTAGAAGTTGGTAAACAATCAAATGCAGATGATATGCTTGATAAAAATAAATCTGGTAAGCATTTAATTTATGACTTGCGACACACATTTAGAGGCACACAACATGACGTTACAATGAACGTTTGTAAATTAGAAAGAGAACCATGAACGAGAAATTTTTAAATCCAGTGCCTTATGAATATTACGGAGATAATGTTCGTTGGTTTATTGCAACAGTTGTTGATGCATCACCACCATTTGGATTTGAAGGGCGTGTAAAGATAAGAATACATGGGTTACATTCAGAAGAAACATACTTATTGCCACAACAAGATTTACCATGGGCGCAATGTGTTCTTCCTACTACCGAAGGTGGTGTATCTGGTATAGGTAAATCACCAAAAATACAACCAAACTCATTAGTTTTTGGTATGTTTATGGATGGTAATCATTCACAAACTCCAATTGTTTTAGGTTCTTTGCCACATTTAGAGTTTCCGACATTAACACAAAACAATCAAGTGCTTGAAGATATTGGAGATGATAGTAAACCCGAAGGTATCTTTGGTAAACTAGCAGGTGTATTTAGACCAATAGATAAAGGTATAGAAAACGATAATACAGAATTTAATCCAAGAAAGTTACGTAGAGTAACTAGAGACAAAAGAGTACAACATTCGGTACAGTTTTTATTAAATTTAGGTTATACAGAAAATCAAGCAATTGCAATTACATCTGGTTTGTTTATTTCATCTAAAATGGTTACTGGTCGAAATGGACTTGCAGATTTTTCTAAACAGAGATTTTCAAACTTAATTGCATTTAGTTCAGCATACAGACAATTTACAACACAATTAGAGTTTGTTGTTTTTGAACTAAGAGGCGAGAAACAAAATGCTAATATAAAAATATTACAAACTGACAATTTAGAAGGTAAAAATTCTTTGCCAGAAATTGTTACTAAATACTACTTAGAAAACAATGCATCTGGTTTTAAAGATGAAGTTGAAGCAAAGGCATTAGAAATTAAGGAGAGTATTGGTGGGTAGAGAAACTAAATCAAGAATTAATGCTCAATTAAGAAGATTAAAAAGAGAAGACAAAGAGCAGGAATATGTTAAAGTAAACTTGCCAAAAGCAAGTGACCAACTTCGTGCTAAATTAGATACAACTATTGGTAGAGATTTAACAGAAATTGGTGGTATAAAACCTTTAGACATAGTGCAAAATGCAAAAGGTGATGTCATACAAGGTGAAGGTGTTGCTCTTATTACTGAAAACTTACCTAGTATTACTGGTATTAATGACCCTGGAACAATCACATTACCATATTCTGCTGGTAGTTTATCAACTAATTTTGGTGGTTCTGATTCTGGTTTTAATTCATCGTTTAATGTTAGTGCAACAAAAACTGGTGGAGATTCTGCTCAACCTATTTCAACAATATTAGGTGAAATAACAGGTGCGCCTGCTTTAAAATTATCTCTACCTAAACTTAATTTAAATATTGCAGGTGGTGGTAGTCCAACAAGTATAGCAGAAGGTATTGATGGTGCAGTTGCAAAAGCAAGTGCTAAAGCATCATCAATTGCAGATGCGGCCAGTGGCATTGCATCTTCTCAAGAACTAAATGAAATAGCAAGTGTTACTCAAAATCTTGATGCTGGTAGTGCCGTAGAAGCAGTAACTAAATTAATATCTGGCATACCTGATTTAAAAACTACAACTAATCCAGAAGACGTTTTGGGTAACGTTCAAAATCAAACAGGTGTAGAGGCACTTCAAGCAAAGGCAAAAGTTACTAAACTTAAACTTCAATCTTTTCCTGGTGTAACAGATTTTGTTGGTAAAATTAAAGACTTAGCAGGAGATATAGGTGAACTTGTTGATAAAGCAACAGATGCCATAGCAACTGTAGTAGCAACAATTGCCACAGGTTTAGATGGTGTATTACAAAACATTACAGAAAAGATAACATTAAATACAGAAAATAAAGTAAAAGGTATTACTGGTGGTGCAGTAGAAAGTGCAGTATTAAAAGATATTACAGAGGACGTAGCAAAGAAAACACCAGAAGGTGATGCAAATGCAATTAAGTCAATACTTGGAAATGCAGATATTGGTGGTTTTATGAAAAGTATTGTAGACAAAGTAAAATCTTTTACAAGTCCTTTAGATTTTAAAAACAAAGTAAAAGACGAAGCAGAAAAATCAGGTATATCAAAAGATGAAATAGAAAATACGACAAACACAATTGATAGAGCAGATAAAGAAATAAAATCATTAAATACAACAATCGCTGGTCAAATGGTATTAGATAAACAATTTTATTCAATGCCAAAACGTATTGGTGAAGAGATTACAAAGTGGTCTGGTAGAAATAGTGGAGATGAAGTATTTACTTACGTATCTTCTGTTGAGGAGTTAAATTCAGAAATACATGCAATTTCAAGACCATTATCAGAAGTGGTAATTCATGCGACTGAAACTGCAACTGATAAAGACATTGGTGCAATAGAGATAAATAACATACAATCACAGTTAGGACATGATGGTATTGGTTATCATTATGTTATACGAAGAGACGGAAGATTGCAAAGAGGTAGACCACCAGATAGAGTTGGTGACCATACGTCTGCGAATGGTCATAATAATCACTCTCTTGGTATTGTGCTTGTTGGTGGAATTAATGTTGCGACTGGCGATACAGATGCACTTGGTAACAGGTCATCATCTGCATTTACACGAGAACAGTATACAACACTTGAAAGATTCTGTCAAGCATTTTATAGTAGATATCCAGGTGGTAATATTTTCGGTCACAACGACTTAGATGTAGACGAAACAGACCCTTACTTTGACGTGCAAGAATATACAGAAACAGTATTTAGAAAACAGTTAAATGGTATAACAGACCCACTAAACGAAGGGCCAATTGACCCAACTAAAAGTATTATTAATATACCAATAGAAATTTTACAGGTACCAAAATGATTTATGCAAATGAATATGGCACAGTAGACTTGTTATCAGAACAATTCTTAAAGTCATTAAAAAGTGACGAAGGTACAATCGGCATGAAACTATCGGGTGGTGCTGATACGGCATTGTTATTATACTTAGTTGCAAAGGAAATAAGTGAAAGAAATTTAAAATTCGATATACTTCCATATACTTTTAATGATAAACCAGATAGATTTATCGTTGCTCAGATGATTGTAAATGAAATTAAAACAGTTTTTCCGACTGTTAGATTTAAAAAACATCAATATGGAGATATCTCACCACCATATAGAAGAGTATTTGATAAGTGGGCACTTAAATTAACAAAAGAATACGACATAGTTTTTTTTACAAATGCAACAAATTTACCAGCACCACTAGATGTTATTACAAATAAAGAATTAGCAGAGTTTGTTGGAACACGAGAGGCACCAAGAAATTATGATACTCAAGACTTAGAACGAATTGGAATAAAAGGTATACCAGAATATTCACCATTTAAAGATGTTGATAAAAGATTTACTGCTCAAGTATATGAAGATGAGTTTTTGTTAGAGACTTTATTTCCATTGACTAGGTCATGTTTAGGAAGTGCAGAAGTTACTGACTATCATGAAAAACCTTGTAAGATGTGTTATTGGTGTGAAGAAAAATATTGGGCATTTGGTCAATACGATGCAGTAGGGTAATTAAATGACAACTAAAAAAGATAATTTTAAATTAAGAACACAAAAACTAGGTACTGGTTTAGAAGAAAGTCTTGGAGTACCACAGAAAGGTTTTCAAGACCCAACTGGTGAGTTTCCAAAAAGACAATATAATTTTGGGTCATCAATAAACCAAGCGGCAAGAGGTGCTAAAATCAATAATCTCTATACGAGTGGTGGAGATATTGGTGTATCACTTAATATTGAAGACCAAAGACCTTCAGAATTTCCTTTCAATCAAGTAGATGAGACTACATCTGGTCATGTTGTTGAGTACGATGACACACCAGGTGGTGAAAGAATTTTAATTAAACACCGAACTGGCGCTGGTGTAGAAATGAGAGCAGACGGAAGTGTTATTGTTTCTTCGACAAATAATAGAATCGAAGTCACAGGTGGTGACCAAACAACTATAGTCGAAGGTGCTGGTAATCTAGTCTACAAAGGTAATCTTAATTTAGTAGTCACAGGTGATTACAATGTTGATGTTGGTGGTAACTATAACGTACAAGTTGCTGGTAATATGGTTGAAGGTATTTCTGAAAATCATCGTACATTTGTTACAAAGAACTCAGAGTATGTCACAAAAGGCACTAAATCCACAAAGACTATTGGAAATCATACTGACATTATGTTAGCAGATAATCACCAATATGTCAAGGGTAATCAAAACAATTGGGTACAAGGTGATATTGAAATTGCTACAGAGCAAGACATGTTTGTATCTGCAAAGAGTTCTCTTGCAATGACAAGTGAAGTCTTTAATGCGACAGGTGTTAAACAAGTATCAATCTTTGGTATGAAAGGTTCTATTGGTGGTAAACAAGTTGACTTTACAGGTCAAGTATTTCAGGGCAATGAAGGTCCAGCACCATTTACTAGTGGTGCCGCATTCTATGGTTCATTTCATGGTCAAGCAACTGAGGCAATGTTTTCAAGAACTGCATGGACGGCAGAAAAATCTAAGTTCGCAGAAACATCTGGTGTAACAGAATCACAAAACTATGCAGAAAATGTGACAAGTAGTGGTGGTAGTGTACCTCCTGGTGGTGCACCAGAAATTGTTCTGAATCAAGAAATTAAAACACCAATTGGACCACCACCAATTCCAAGTATTGTTGCCGCATATGGAAGTATGGGTGATTTTGCAATACGTGACGTAGTAATTGATGAAGGTGATAAACTGAAAAATAGATTAGACTTATCAGATGACTATAAAGGTATTTTCGATAAACACCCAACAACACAAGAAATACGTTCTAGATTGAGAGGCACACTTAGAGAAAGTTTAACTAGAAGAGGTACTAGAGAGAACTTACTTGGACAATTAATCGCAGAAGGACGAGTAAGTGATACTGCATATAGAACAACACCAGATAAAATAGGTAGAACTGTTGGTAAAGAACCAACTTCTAGATTTGGTTATACACCAATTGGTAATGCAATAGAGAATAGAGGTAAGAGGTTTACACCAAAATGATAATAGTAGTTGACCCAGTATTTAACCCTAATAAAACAGGCAATGTTAGTTCCGCAACTAAACTAGGACCAGGAGTAACAGTTGCTAAGTTTCTTGGTGCATATGGAGATAGAACTGCATTCAATCATATTGGTAGCAACGATGACAGAAAACAAATAGCAAGACAATTATATTTACAGGCAGAAATGATGCGAGTAATTCAAGGTAATACTGAATTATTTAATGATGTACGATTGATTGTAAGTGAAGGCATTTATCGTGCAGGTCCATCAGAAACACTTGTTGACGATACTCTTGCAAAAAGTAAAGGTGAATTAGTATACTATCAAGTGATTGGTAAAGATGGAATAATAGATTTTGAAAAAACATTTGACATAACAGAATATTGGAAAGATTATACAAACTATGATGAATTACGTTTAGATTACGATACTTATAATCCAGACGGGACTCTTACTGCATCAATAGGTGTATTGATGCCAACAGTAGACCAAACGTTTGAAGTAAACTTTAAAAATGATGTAAAAACGTTTTTTAACAATTCATTACAGTCTAGAGACGAATTAGTAGAAATAAAACAAGAATTTCTAACATAAGTTATTAAAAATTAAAAAAGATTAGTATAAATAGACATATGGCAACAAGAAAAGCATACTCTAGAGAAGACCAAGGTGATTTAAACACTACTAGTATTGCTACGAGTAGAAATGTTGACTTTAAAGATATTGACTTATCTTTTAAAGTAACGACAGTTTCAGGTGATATATTTAAAAAACAATCAACTGCCGCTGTAAAACAAGCAATCAGAACTTTGTTACTTACAAATAGATTAGAAAAACCTTTTCTTGCAACTTTTGGAGGAGACTTACAAGGACAACTATTCGAATTAGCAGACAGAGACGGGTCAACTATTATTCGTAATAATATTATAGCAACAATTGAAAGATTCGAACCAAGAGTAAAAGTTCTAAATGTTATAGTTGCTCTAGAACCAGATAGAAATAGATTAGGTGTGACTGTAGAATTCAAAGTAATTAATACACAAGAAACAGTTGTTTTCGAAACAACAATAGACAGGTTAAGATAATATGGGACAAACAACAATTAAATCAACTGCATTAGACTTTACTGCAATAAAAAATAATTTAAAAGTCTTTCTTTCACAACAAGACGAGTTTACAGATTATAACTTTGAAGCATCTGGTTTATCAAGTGTTTTAGATGTTCTTGCATATAATACACACTATAACGGACTAATTGCCAACTTTGCATTGAATGAATCATATCTAGGAACTGCTCAACTTCGTAGTTCACTTGTATCACTTGCAGAAGGTATTGGTTACATACCAGATTCAATGAATGCTTCACAAGGTATTGTTACATTATCTTTAAACTTAGAAAGTTTAACAAACAGACCAACTACAGTTACATTAGCGAGTGGTGTAAAATTTAATGCAGTAGTTGATGGTATTTCTTATGTTTTTCAAACTCAAGAAGAAATAACTGCAACAGATGATGGGTCTGGTAGTTATTCATTTACAACTGCAGACAACATTGCAAACATAAAAGTCTTTGAAGGAACATCAACAACAAAAACATTTAATATTACTGCACAGACAGAAAATGCGGCATATATTATTCCAGACCAAACTATTGATATTGATACTGCTATTGTTCGAAGTTTTGAAACTCCATCAAGTTCTTCGTTTACAACATTTACTGATTTAAGAAAAGCAACATCATTAACATCTAATTCAACAGTTTATATATTAAAAGAAACACCTAAAGGTGATTATGAAATTACTTTTGGTAACAAAACAGTTCTTGGTAAATCACCTGTTGCTGGTAACAAAGTTACAGTTCAATACTTATCTGTTAGTGGCGCAGATGCAAATGGTGCCAAAGTATTTACACCTCAAAGTCAAGTGACAGTAAATTCTCAAAATTTTCCACTTCAAGTAGCAACAGTATCTAATTCATTTGGTGGTTCTGATAAAGAAACAATTGAATCAATTAGAACAACTGCACCATTTCAATATGCAACTCAAAACAGAGCAGTTACGGCAGAAGATTATGCGACATTAACACAAAGAAATTTTGGGTCGTTGTTAAAAGATATTTCATCATTTGGTGGTGAAGATGCACTTGAACCAGAATTTGGCGTAATCTTTTTATCATTATTGTTTAGTGATGCAATAGAAAATGATACTGTCTCAGGTGAAGCAATTAAACAAGCAACGAAAGATAGTATTACAACTTTATTTAAAGATTTATCTGTTGCATCATTTGATATAAAATATACTGACCCAGTTATTTCATTTGTCGAAACAAATGTCTTTTTTCAATTTAATCCGAACTTAACAACTCTTACAGAAAACACAATAAAAGATAATGTGCAAAATACTGTAGCACAATACTTTGCAGATAATACTGGTAAATTTAAAGAATCATTTAGACGAAGTAATCTATTAACATTAATTGATGCAGTAAGTCCTGCTATTTTATCATCTAGACTTGATGTAAAAATGCAAAGACGATTTACACCAACATTAACTGCAATTCAAAACCATACGTTAAGATATCCACAAAACATTGCACGAACAGATGATGAAAACTTTAGAGTAACTTCAACACCTTTTACTTTTAATGGTAAAACGTGTATTGTTAGAAATCGATTAAGTTCAAATGTACTTGAATTATTTGATACAGTAAATACAGAGGTTGTTACTGATAATGTGGGTTCTTATGCAAACGATACAGTATCAATTGTAGGTTTGCAAGTAGATGCAATACCTAGTGGTGATGCATTTGTAAAAATTTCTGTAGTACCAGATAATCAATCATTTGTTACTCCTTTAAGACAAGATGTAATTAATCATGACGTAAGTAAATCACTTGTAGAGGTGGTAGAGGTAGATGCAAACGTATTAAACTAAGATGACACATAAAGTAGACGATACACTAAGAGACGATGGTAGACGAGAGATTGCTCAGATTACTGGGCGAGAAGTCAACAAAGTTGTTCCTGAACATTTTAAAACAGACTATCCAAAGTTAGTCTCGTTTTTAGAACAATACTATCATTTTGAAGATAGCGATGGTTCACCAAGTAGATTAGTAAATGATTTATTTTATACAAGAGATATTAATCAGGTAGATGAATCTTTACTAAGTTATATTGAAGACGAGTTGTTGTTAGGGCAATCTTATTTTGAAGGGTTCTCAGATAAAAGAACTGCCGCAAAGTTTTCTAATAATCTGTATCGTTCAAAAGGTACAAAGTTTTCAATTGAACAATTTTTTCGTATGTTCTTCGAAGTTGACATAGACTTAGAATATACGAAAGAACAAGTATTTAAAATTGGTGAAGCATCAAGTGAAATTGGTGCAGAGTCGCAAAAGTTTATTACAGACGATGAATTGTTTCAACAGTTTGCATTACGTATTACAAGTGAACTACCATTTAAAAAATGGCAAAGACCATATAAGTTATTTGTTCACCCTGCAGGAATGTTTATCGGTTCTGCAGTAAGATTAGAAGGAACAGTAGAAAATTTAATACTTGCACCAGATAGTCTTGTTGATTCAGACTTAGGACAAATTGATGTTGTTGGCGCAAATTCATTCTTCTTTGATGAGGTGACACAGTTCTTACCTGAGATTACAGGTATAGCAAGAGATAGTAGTGATAGTGCTGGTATATTTAAAAGAACTATTATTGAAGATAGTTTACTGGCATCTATTGGTAGTACGAGTATTGTTGATATTCAGAAACAATATGAAACACTACGTGCCGCAGAATTAAGAACTTCACCAACATTTGATGCAGATTCTACTGGTCTTTCAACTAGTGTAAACATAGACTTTAGTAATGCATTTACTTCTGAAACTATGGACCAAGATAGATTTGAGTTCTTTAGTGCAGATAGTGATGTATATTATTCAAAATTAAGTAATCCTGCACACATAAGTTAGGAATAATTTGTATAAATAGAGACATAGGAAAAAGAAATTATGGTAAAACAAGTAATCGCAAACGGAACAACTGCAAACGATGGTACAGGTGATACTCTTCGTTCTGCCGCTACCAAGATAAATTCAAACTTTTCTGAGGTTTATACAATCTTAGGTGGTGACTCAACTGCATTGACTTCTAAAATTACATTTGGTGATGGAACAATCATCTTTGAAGGCACAACTGCAGATGCAAATGAAACTACAATAATAGCAGACGACCCTGGTGCTGACAGACAAATAGTATTTCCAAATGCTAGTGGTCATGTATTACTAGATTCAAGTACTGCTACATTAACAAACAAAACACTTACAAGTCCTGTTTTGACAACACCACAAATTAATGATACAAGTGCGAATCATCAATATATTGTTGGAGTATCAGAACTTGCCGCAGATAGAACTATTACTTTACCTTTATTAGGTGGTAATGATGAAGTGACATTTAATGCACATACACAAACATTAACCAATAAGTCACTTACAACACCAACATTAAATGCTTCCACAGTAACAGGATTAAGCGGAGCGGGTGTATTCAATGATTCTGCAGGTAATGAAGCATTAGTATTAACAAAAACTACAAGTGCAGTAAACCATATAGGTATTAAAAATAATGCAACTAATAATGGTCCTATTGTTGAAGCACTTGGTACAGATACAGACATTGATGTTCAATTAACTGCAAAAGGTACAGGTGGTGTTAAATTAAATAGTCCACAAATATTAACACAAGAAACAAAAAGTACTGCAGGCGCAATATCAAACACAGTTCCATTTACAGAATTTACAAGTGGTAGTGCAAAAGCAAATTCACTAGCAGATGGCGCCTCAATCGGACAAATGAAAACACTTGTAGTCTCAGGAGCAGGTACTGTAACACTTACACCTGCGAACTTTGGACCAGGAACAACATTAACATTAGAACAAAACGAATCAGCAGTTTTAATCTGGGAAGGTACAAACTGGCAAATACTTAGCACATATGGTGGCGCAGTAGCATAAGGAGAATAAAAAATGGTAGCAATAGTAACAGACCCGCTAAAACAACTAGTCGCGGATTTAGTTAAATTAAATGATAGTGATGCTTCGAATCAGTATTATGCGGCAATTGGTCGTTCAGAGCAATGGAATGCAACAGATACACCACCAACTCCATTAAGAAATTTAGCAGAAGAAATAAAGTTTAGAAACTCTATGCAATCAGTAAAATTAATTGGTGATGTTTCAAGAGTTATCCCTAGAGCAAACTGGACATCTGGTTCGGTATACGATGCATACGATGATGCACAAGTAGGATATCCAACAAATACTTATTATGTGTTAAACAATAACCAACAAGTCTACATGTGTCTTCGTCAAGGTAAAAGTGCGACTGGTGTAGTGCAAGTATCAACAGTAGAACCTACTGGTGGTACAAATGGTACTCCATTTAGAGGAACTGATGGATATGTATGGAAGTTTATGTATTCAATTAGTTCATTAGATGCAAGTAAGTTTCAATCTGCAAACTTTATACCTGTAAAATTAGTAGAAGGAATAGATGGAAACTCTCCTGTTTCTGACCAAGAACAAAAAAGTGTACAAGATGCGGCGATTAAAGGTCAAGTTGTAGGATATGAAGTTGTTGTTGCAGGTGAATATACTGGTACACCAACATTAACAATTGAAGGTGATGGTACAGGAGCAAATGCAACTGCAGTTATGAATAACAATCAAATTGTTGATGTAAAAGTTACAGACAGTTCAGACAACACTTTTAAACTTGCAAACATGGGACAAAATTATAACTATGCAAGTGTTAAAATATCTGGTGGTGGTACTGTATCAGAAAATGCTCAGATTAGACCAATACTTTCACCTCCAATGGGACTTGGACACGACCCAACAGACGATTTAAAATCATCATCGTTGATGTTCAATGCTAAACCATCAGGTGAAGAAAGTCTTGACTTTATTATTGGACAAGATTTTAGACAAGTAGGATTATTAAAGAATCCAAAAGTTGATTCATCAGGAAATGTATTTAGACAGTTAATGGTTCAAGGTAGACATTACTCTGGTGATTCAGATTCTGGTGGTGGTACATTGTTTACTGCATCTACAGGTAGAGCAGTAAGAGGATTACAAATGGCATCTGTTTCTGCTAACTTTACAGAAGATAAAACAATTGTTGGTGGTACATCAGGTGCAAAAGCAATTGTAGATAAAGATTCAGGTTCAGGTGGTGGAACTGCATTGTTCTATCATCAAAATGACTCAACAGGATTTGCAAACTTTATTGCTGGTGAGGCACTAACAGAATCAGATGGAACAGGTGGTGGTAATATAGAAGCATCATCTGGATATGATAGTGGTACTGCCGCATTTATAAAAGCAGAAGTGAATCCATTTACTGGTGATTTACTATACATTGATAATCGTGCGGCGATTACAAGGTCTGCAGAACAAACAGAAGATATTAAAATCGTAATACAGGTATAATACTATGGCGACAACATTTACTAAAAATACATTCGGAGTTACTTATAAAGATGACTTTGCAGATAGTGATAATTATCATAGAATATTATTTAACTCTGGTAGGGCAGTCCAAGCAAGAGAACTTACTCAATCGCAAACTATAACTCAAGAAGAAATTGCACGATTTGGTAGACATGTATTTAAAGATGGTGCCGCAGTTAATCCTGGTGGTCCAACAGTTGATAACTCATATGAATTTGTTAAATTATCAAGTGCTATTACAGATGACCAAGTCACTTCACTTGTTGGACTAGAATTTACTGGTGCTACATCAAGTATTAAAGCACGAGTTATTAGAGTAGCACAAGCAGTTACAGATACTTCTTTAGCAGAATTAGATGCAAGTGTTTCAGCAACTGGTGACCCTGCAACTATTTTTGTACAATATACAGATACAAGCACAAGTGGTTTAGGTGGTACTGCGCCCGTAAGATTTACTCCTGGAGAAAACATTACCTCAGGTGCAACAACTTTAACAGTTCAACCAACAAACACTACTGCAAACCCGGCAACAGGACAAGGCACATTAATCAGTAATGCTTCTGGAACTTTCTTTGTGAGAGGACATTTTGTTTTTGCTAAAGAACAATCTATTTTATTAAGAAAATATTCTAAGTTTCCAACAGAAGTAGTTGGTTTTGTAGTCACAGAAGATATAGTCACGTTTGCAGACGATGCCGCATTGTATGATAATCAAGGTGCAGTACCAAATACTACTGCCCCAGGTGCCGACAGATATAGAATTAATTTAACACTTACAAGAAATTCAGATGTTACAGGAACACAAAACTTTGTTTTCTATTGTAGTATAGTTGCTGGTGAAATATTAGAACAAGTAACTGGTATAGATAGTTACAATCAAATAGATAAAGTTCTTGCTTTAAGAACAAGAGAAGAATCTGGTAATTATCTTGTTAATCCATTTAGATTAAGTTTACAAGCAGATTCCGCAGGAGCATCATCAAATTTAGTTGCAAACGTATCTTCAGGAACTGCATACATAAATGGATATCGTTGCGAAAAAAACACTCCATCACAACTTGTTATACCAAAACCAAGAACAACAACTACGATTAATAACGAAACTGTTGGTGTAAACTATGGTTCATTTGTTGTTTGTGATACTATTGAAGGTCTTATTCCTGTTGATGGTACACGAGTAAATATATCAACATCAACAACTAATCCAGGTGCTAGTGTTATTGGTACTGTAAGAGTTCGTTCAATAGCAAAAGATGGTGCTAATTTTAGAGCATATCTTTACGATATACAAATGAGTTCTGGACAAAACTTTAGAGACGCCAAAACTATTGGTTTAGGCACAACAGACTTTTTAAAAATAAAACTAGAGAGTAGTAAAGCAATACTAAAAGAAGGAAACAATAGTGCAATAGTATTCCCTACACCTAGAGTAAGACCAAAAACTTTATCTGATATTAACTTCGAAGTACAAAGAGTTTTTACAGGTACAGTAAGTGGAGGAAGTGTTACATTAACAGCATTGAGTGGAGAAACTTTTGCAAATACCGCTAACTGGATTGTTACTACAGATTCAAGTGGTGACAGAGTTGCTAACCCAACTTTTGGGTCAGTAGGTTCACAATCATTAACTATTTCTGCATTGCCAGATGGAGCACACACAATTTATGCAAAAGTAAACAAAAGCAATGGTACTTCAAGAACAAAAACACTTGCAGAATCAACTGTCACTAGAGCGCCTATTACAAATGGTGTTGCTGATGGAACTGCAGGACAATTGACTTACGTAAAACTAGACCATCCAGATATTTACACAATTGAAGAAATAAAAGATGGTAGTTCAAGTGGTAATGATATAAGTGCTAACTTTGATTTAGATAATGGACAAAGACCAGCATTTTATCAGACTGGTAGAATTATCTTAAAACAAAGTGCAACTGCGCCAAGTGGTAATGTTTATGTTAAGTACAAACACTTTACACACGGTGCGACAGGTGATTTCTTCTCAGTAAACTCATACACAGGTCAAGTAGAATACGAGAACATTCCTGATTACAGACCAGACCAAAGAACAATCGTAAATTTAAGAGACGTAGTTGACTTTAGAGGTATAAAAGCATCTGATAGTGGTTCGTCTGCAGGTGCATTTACTCATACTCACGATTTACCTACAACAGGTGATATTGTAAATACAGATATCGAATACTATTTACCAAGAGCAGATAGAGTTGTTGCAAGTACTGACGGGACATTACAACTTGTTTCAGGTCAGGCAGGTTTTGCTAGACAACTACCACCTATACCTAATGATACTTTAAATCTATTTGAAGTAAATATGAATGGTTATGGTATATCGGATTCAGATGCTAGTGTGAAAACACTTAAATACAAAAGATTTAGAATGCAAGACATTGCTAGACTTGAAGAAAGAATTGATGGATTAGAAGAAACAACTGCATTATCATTTTTAGAAGCACAAACAGAAAACTTATTAATTACTGATTCTAGTGGTACTGCTAGAACTAAATCAGGTTTCTTAGTAGATAACTTTAATGATAGAGGTTTATCTGATGCTCAAGACCCAGATTATCGTGCATCTGTTGACCCTAGTACAAATACTTTACACCCACACGTTTCAACACAAAACATACCTTTAGTATATGATTCTGGTAAATCTACAAATACCATATTAAAAGGTGATAATGTTTACTTGACACATACAGAAGATTCTGCTATAGTACAAACACAAATTTCTGGCACAGAAAATATTAATCCATTTGCAGTAATAACTAATGAAGGTCAAATTAGACTTTCTCCTGCATCTGATACATGGACAGACACTAAATATGACCCTGCAAAAGTTGTTAACGAAGAAGCAACTATTGACATTGGTGATGTTGAAGGTAACGGAAATCAAAATGCTCAAGCATTGAGAATGATATGGAATAGTGTTAGACTTAATAATATCGTAGATGGTTCTGGTAATTTAGACACAACTCCTTGGTTTGGTAACTGGGTATGGAACTGGGCAGGTATTGAAGCAAGAGAAACACTTTCAGTTGTTTCTGATAATGGTGGAAGAAGAAGAACAACAACTTTCTCACAAAGACAAGTTGTTGGTTCAGGAACAATCAATGAAATAATAGGCGATAGGACTGTATCATTAACATTTATACCTTTTATGAGACCGAGATTAGTATTTTTTAGAGCAGAAGGTTTAAGACCAACAACAAAATACTTTCCATTTTTTGATGGCGTGTCATTTGATAATTTTGTAAAAGCAGAAACTTTTAAAGATGTTAGTGGTCAAGACTATAAAGGTAATCAGTATCAAAATTTAAATGCTCACCCTAATACTGCATCGACTTTAACTACCGATGCCGCTGGAAAAGTAGAAGGTTCATTCTTAATACCATCTTCTGATACAAATAAGTTTAGAGTTGGTGAAAGAGAATTTAAGTTATTAGATATTTCTGTTGATGATGAACCATCTTCAACTTCTTTTGCTTCTGCAATTTTTACTGCTAAAGGCACATTAGACACTAGACAACAAACTATACGTTCAACTAGATTAACAGTTAATGCGACAAGAATATGGGAACAAGTCACATGGCATGACCCACTTGCACAATCATTTATGGTAACTTCACCGAATGGTATGTTTATAACTAAAGTACAATGTTATTTTGCTAGTAAAGATGCAAGTATTCCTGTACAATTACAAATAAGACCAATGGTTAATGGTCACCCAAGTTCCTCACAAATTTTCCCAGGGTCATCTGTATTTGTTAATCCTGCAAGTGTAAATACTGCGACAGGTACTCAAGCAAATGCTCTTGCGGCACCAACAGATTTTGTTTTTGACGAACCAATATTCTTAAATGCTGATACAGAATATGCAATTGTATTACTTGCGGATTGTACAAGTTATAATGCATATGTTGGTAAAACTTATGAGTTTGAACTAGGTAGTACTGAGAAAAGAATTAACAAACAACCTTCAATGGGTAGTTTGTTTAAATCACAAAATGGTACTACATGGGAACCAGACCAAACACAAGACTTGGCATTTAAAATATTTAAAGCACAATTTACAACTGCTGGTGGTATTGCGACATTCCAAAATGCAAGTGTGCCAAAACAAAAATTAATC